AAATAAAAGAGTTAGCTAAATATCACCTAGACAAAGCAAATGCTATGGGCATTACGGGCATCCCGTCCGAGAAGGCATCAAAAGGAATTGCTCCTTCAACTGCCCCAAAGGTCCCAAGTCTCCCGTCTTTACCTAAGCCCCCAAAGCCCATGGCTAAATTTTTGACAGACAGAAAGGGCAAAATGGGCAAAAGTAACGAAAATCCTGATGAAAAACAAGACGCACTACTGGGCGAAAAGGTCGAGAAAGACGTGGTAGAGCATATTATTGGAAACAGGGAAGACGAGAAAAAAGAAGGGATTGTCTAATGGCCAAAAAAATCAAAAAAGGGTTAAACCTTGAAGTATCAGAGGCGTCTAATGAGGAAAAGACAGAAAGAGCGAAAGCTCGTAGACAGGCTCTTCATAAGGCTAAGATCAGCACTTTAGACGTCAAAGACGCTAGAGAGGCATTTAGAAAATATTGGCTAGTAAACAAAAAAGCCTATGGCAGAGAAAAAGACATTGAAGAAATCCTTTGGATTCACTTAAAAAGTGTTTCTTGCATTCAGCCAGATCAGTTTGAAGATGGCATTACAGAATTCGGTTTAAAAAAATTAGGAGAAAAATAAGATGGCTCAGCAATTACAAAATTCATGGATTACGACCTCAATACCCGGTAGTTATGCCAATGTAGAGGTGGTATCTAATCCATCAGGACTAGGCACCACAGGTGTTATCACAATCATAGGCGAAGCTTCAGGCGGTCCTTCTTATTCAGAAGATATCCTAAAAGACAACTTTTTTAGCCCTGCTCAGGCTGACTTGGTTAGAGCTAAGTACCTTTCTGGAAACATCGTTGACGCAATGCAAGCTCTTGTGGCTCCTTCTGCTGACGCTAACATTCAGGGCGCTCCTACTCGAATCTATATAGTTAAGACAAACACAGGCCTTCAGGCTCAAGCTACAGTTGACACCAACTATGGAACCCTAGTAGATTCTAACTATGGGCTAAACGGCAATAACATCAAGTATCAAGTTACTGAGTCGATTGCAGAGTTAGTTCCAACTATTACTTCTGACACTATCCCTGCTTTAGCGACATCAGACCCAACTCCTCAAATTCAAACTATTGTAACTGGAACGGCAGTCGGCCTAACTACTATTTCTGGTGGCCAATACCTTGAATTTCAAGCTGGTAACCTTGGTGTAGAGTTCTACGCTTGGTTTACGGTTGATGCCGTAGGCGTTGACCCTGCTATTGCAGGAAAAACTGCTCTTCCTATCGCAATCCTTTCCTCAGATGTTAACTCCGCTGTTGCAACTAAAATTGCAGCCGCAATCAATACAGCTCCATTTAACACTTCCTTCTCTGCCGCAGTCTCTCCTGCAAACACTGTAACTATTACAAACTTAGTAAACGGCGAAGCCGCTTCAATTGTCAATGTAAACGTCGCAGGCGCAGTGGTAGCTGTTGTTCAGTACGGCGGTCTTTCAGACGGATCTCTTTTAAACGGCGTTAGTTTCAGCCTAAGAATAAACGGTGCCTCTTCTGCTACGGTGACTCTTTCAAACAACGAAGAAGACCATGACTCAGTTGCTGAGCTTGTAAATGAGCTAAACTCATTATTGCCAGCAGGAATCACCGCAACGGCTGGAACTGCCAATGCTACCATAGTTTTAAGTATGGCAGTAGACGCAGCCAATTACCGTAAGGGCTGGGGTAAGTCTTTTGAATTAGTTGATTCTACTTCAGGCGACCTTGCAGCCTTAGGCCTAGATGCTGGACTTAGTGTGTCAGCTACCGAGTCCGATGTTGAACTTAACGTAGTTAACCAAACTCAAAACGTCAGCCAGTCTCTAAACGCTTCTGGCCAAATCGGCTTCAGGATTGGTTATGATGGAACTACTGCCCTAATGACAATCGGAGCTACGACCCTAACTACTGCTGTGACTGGTGGATCAGGCGCTAACTTAAGCCTAGTTCTTTCTCAGTATGCTACTGTAGCGGACTTAGCTGCTTTTATCAGTACACAGACAGGATATAGCGCATCAGCTACCACAGTTGCAACTCAATCTAGTCCGTCGACTTTAGATAGAGTAACTTCAATCGGTATTTGCTCAACTGAAGCGGACATTGAAGCTGGACGAGTCAAGCAAGCCCTTTACCGATTCAGTGTAGCGGCGGCTCAGTCAGCTATCACCACTTTCACAGCAATAGCAACAGCAGGTTTAGCTACTCCAACTTCAGGATTTATCTTCTTGCTTGGTGGAACGACAGGTGGAACTACCAATGCGAATATCCTTGACGGGATAGCCAGAGCTGAAAGCGTTCAAACGAATTTCATTGTTCCTTTGTTCTCTCAAAATGCTTCTGTGGATATCTCAGAGGGGCTAACAGCTTCTTCTTCTACTTATACCATTGCATCAGTAAACGCTATCGCTAAAACTCACGTAATCAAGATGAGTACCCCTGCTCTTAAGCACTACAGACAGGCACTGTGCTCTTTTGAAGGAACTTTCATTCAAGCAAAAGACCAAGCCCAAGACCTTTCAAGCTTCAGATGTGCCTTGGCATTCCAGAAAGCAAGTCAAGTTAATTCTCTAGGCGAGGTTACTTCTTTTGCTCCATGGTTCACAGCCTGTACCGCTGCGGCAATGCAGGCTGCTGGTTTCTACAAGAGTATCACAAATAAATATGCAAACGTGATATCTTACACAGATCCAACAGGGTTTGATTCAACCAACCCCGGTTCTCTTGAAAATGCCTTACAGGCAGGATTATTGATCCTTCAAGCCGATAATGCAGGTAACCGATGGATATCTGACCAAAATTCATACAGCTATGACGCAAATTTTGTATATAACTCTATACAAGCAGTTTACTTGTCAGATGTTGCAACTCTTGGTCTTATCGACGGAACCCAAAGAACTTTCGTCGGTCAAGCAAACTCGGACGTTTCAGCAGGCGATGTAAGAACCTTTGTTCAGTCTCTAATGGCTCAATACAAGATCAACAAAATCATCGCTCCTTCTGATGGAGCACCTCTTGGATACAGAAACCTAACGGTATCAATTTCAGGGCCAGTAATCAACATAGGCATTGAGTTGCTATTAAACGGTCAAATTCTATTTGTTGCCCTAGACATCAGCATTGCCCAAGTACAACAAACAGCTTAATTAAACGGTAATCTTACCGAGTAGGAGAGAAAGAATGAGCCAGACAATAACAGGTAGCAGAGCATTAATTAAAGTAAAAGGTAAAGTGATTGGAATCTTTGACTCTTGCTCATGGGGAGCATCTATCTCCCTTGACGAAATCGCAATCTTAGGTCGATTTTCAACAGGAGAGATAGTAGCGACTGGTTACCCTCCAGTTAACGTATCTTGCTCAGGATTCAGAGTCTACGGTAATGGCCCTTCACAGATGGTACCAGATCAAGAAATAGGAAGAGGTGGAAACTTCCCCTTATTGCAAACATTACTTGACCTCTCTAACTTTACATTAGAGATCTATGACCGCCAAAACCCTGACCTAGCTATTGCCGTAATTGAAGGCTGCGTGCCTCAGTCATGGTCGGGCGGAGTTCAGTCAAGATCTGTGTCAAAAATCAATATTTCATACATGGGCGTTTTAGTGTACGACGAATCAGGTGCTCAGACAGAGCCTGCTGGATCTGCAACTTTACCGGGCTCAAATATAACAGCTTAAGGGTTACTTCTACAAGAAGCGTAATCTACAATATAGGTCGAGAGACCGAAACACTATAGAACAGGTCTATAGCGCAAGGAGTGGAGATGGGACAGTTTTCAGAAAAGAAGTGGCCAGTAGTACCACCGTTAGCCTTAACAGCAAACGGAGGAGTTGATGGCTCAGTACAGGTATCGGATACCTCTAATTTCTATGTAGGCCAGATAGTCCACTTGATTTCATCATCAGTTGGCTCTACTCAGTACAAGGTTAGACAAGTTTTCTCCTCTACCCTGTTGTATGTTTCAAAGCCAGAGTCAGCCTATAGTCTTAGAGCTGATATGTCTTCGTTCACCACAGCAGACAGTGCGCTTATTTCTGCTGACCAACAGCCCAGACCAGCCATTGTTTCTGATGAAATTATCAGAGCTACCTACGCCAATGAACCTGCCGTTGCAGTTCGTTCTTTACTAGTAGACAAATTAGGTAACAAGATTGATTCAGTAGTCGGAGTAGATGGCCGAAACAGGCTTGCAGTTGATGCAGCAGTTTCAGTAACAGGAATCTCAGTAGATCTTGACGCCCTTACCCCACCCAACCAAGCAGATCCAGACAACGTCCTAATAGCGGGATCTCAAAACGGAACGAAAGGCGGCACGAAAGGCGCTATACGAATTAACACAGATAATCGCATGGAAGTGGTCGCAATCCCAGCAGGAATCAATATTCCTTTTGACGCTATTGCCCTATTTGAGCCAGACGCAGTTACAGAAGAGTATTCATATTTTACTGGAGGACTAGCAGGGACACTTGTTAGAACTGTCACTATTATATACACATCTGCGGCTAAAACCACTCTAGTAAGTACAGTATATACATAAGGATACAATATGTCATTTAAATTTAATCCCCTTACAGGAGTGTTCGACTTATCAGGCGGCGGCGGCGGCGTTGTTTTCG